CTCTGGCGATGGTTCTGGCGATGGCTCTGGCTCTGGCTCTGGCTATGGCTCTGGCTATGCCTCTGGCGATGGTTCTGGCGATGGCTCTGGCTCTGGCTCTGGCTATGCCTCTGGCGATGGTTCTGGCGATGGCTCTGGCTCTGGCTATGCCTCTGGCTAAAAAAATCGAAAGGAAATCTTCATGAAACGCGATCAGAAGCTGTATGTAAGTTCTGGCTATGGCTATGGCTCTGGCTCTGGCGATGGCTCTGGCTATGGCGATGGCTCTGGCGATGGCTCTGGCTCTGGCTATGGCTCTGGCGATGGTTCTGGCTATGGTTCTGGCTATGGCTATGGCTCTGGCTCTGGCTATACCTCTGGCGATGGTTCTGGCGATGGCTATAGCTCTGGCTATGGCTCTGGCTCTGGCTCTGGCTCTGGCTATGGTTCTGGCTCTGGCAATGGCTCTGGCTCTGGCAATGGCTCTGGCTAAAAAAATCGAAAGGAAATCTTCATGAAACGCGATCAGAAGCTGTACGCTGCGTTAATGGAGTATATGGATGATAACAATTTCAGGAGAGCGTGATGGGGATTGTTATCGAAGCCAGACGGGTTCAGCATATGAATGTAGAATTAGAGCCAAGAGATTTTAGATTGGCGATTTCCAGCCCTGAAAACCTGAGCAAGTTTACCACCGAAGAACTCAAGACAATGATTGAAATGCTCCACGGAGAGCTTAACGCAAGGGAAAACACATGACTATCTTGATGCCAAAACAAAACGAATTCGAAAGCGTACCGGCAGGAAGCTACACGGCAGTCTGCTACCGGGTCATTGACCTCGGAACGCAATTCTCCCCTTTCTATCAAAAATCCTCGCACAAGATTATGATTAGCTGGGAATTGTCAGAAAAGATGAAAGACGGACGGCCTTTCTCTATCCATAAGCGTTATACGCTTTCGGCCGGCAAAAATGCTGCCCTGCGAAAAGACCTCGAAAGCTGGCGGGGAAGGGCATTTACGGAAGAAGAATTAGGCACATTCGATATTGGCCGCTTGATTGGGGTCGGCTGCATGATCGGCGTTTCAACCCGTACCGAAGGCGGACAGACCTATTCCGATGTTTCCAGCATCATGCAACTTCCGAAGGATATTCCGTCACCAACATTGGAGAATGAGCCGTTTTATCTCTCCCTGAAAGAATTCAAACAAGACTTGTACGATAAACTCTCCGACGGCATGAAAGCAGTCATCGCAAAAAGCCCGGAATATCAAGAGCTTAAAGGGGGACATAAAGTGGAGCAAAATACTCCTGACGCTCATGATGGATTTGAAGATTCAAACATTCCATTCTGATCATGACTGAAATCAAACTGGAAGATAACGAAAACCATTTGGCCAGCATCGATGTAACCAAAATTGCCTACAGGCAAACCAAGGACGGGATGCTTGTGACATTCTCAATGTCACCTAATGATAATTTTGGCAAAATAGCCGAATTACCGCTCGGGTGGATCGGGCGCATTCATGTCACGGAGCCGAATATTGGAATATGAAGGCCGTATGGAAATACCACGGCACAAGAAAGTTTGAAGATCGAACCGAAGTTTATTGGCAATTGATAGAAGTCACGCCAGAGCAATCGCCTCGTTTATCTGTGCCTCTGAATAGGGCTGTACACCATTCTCAAACTGAACGATAGCCGCCATGAGAAGATCGAGCTTTATATCGAGCGTCACGTTATAAATATCGTCAGGTCCGGCATTGCAGGATTTGCATACAAAATCAATGTAATCCTGAAGGGGGTTTTCGGAGGAAGGGGCGAATTTGGTGATATATTGCCGGATCGTGTTCAAGCCATAGATGTTGTAATAATTTCTCAGAAGAACCGCCAGTGCCCGCAGGCCGTAAACCGGATCGGTAAATTGCTCGAAAGTCCCGTCGGTATTCTGGTCCTCGGGAACCTTGCCTTTCCAGTTTTGATCGCTGATCCGCAGGTTGGCGGGGTTTTTGTTTTGGATTCCCCTACTCATTAGCAGTTCCTGATAATTGGATGGTATAAGGATATAGAACTTTTACTGGCTTCTCGCTCATTATCCTGCCTATGAGAAACATTACCACAAAAAACCAGAGGCAATTAACCAGTATAACCTTGGTATATGGACGGATTTTCATAAAAATCCTCCTTAGTTGCGAACCCCGGCAGGCTTCGGGAAATCGTCTGGAGACGAATAGGTCTTGATCGAACCTACCACATGCAGAATTTTCTCGCCCGTCTGTGCGATTTCAATTTGTGCGTCCGAGGCCAGTTTGGTCTGTTTGAGAAGGTTCACAAGCACGGCTCCAGCGAAATTTGGCAATTGCGCTAGGAGCCATGTGAGGAAGAGAGAAATCATTTACGACGAAGCCGGAGGTGTTGCGGTAGATGCAGGCGCGGAAGGGCTTGCGAGAGCATCCCCCAATAGAGCCGCAACAGCCTCTTGGCCTAATTTCTCAATAGCGGCAAAAAGCTGGGTTTCTAAAACAGGTAGAATGTCAGTAACGACAACATTATCCACATAATCGACGGCGGTTTTAAGAGCTGAAACAACGGCCTGCTCGGCTTCAGATGCGTCTTGTGATACAACAGTCCAGAAAGACATGGTAACTCCTGATTTTATGTTGAGGGGTTTCCGCCGTGAGGTATTACATAGACTGCTAAAGTGGACAGAAGAGTACTGATGGCAATCCCTATCTCGGCGGGCATAGGGTGTGCCGGAACGAATATATCCCAAAACCAAACGATTATCAATGCCGAAGAACCTACTACTCCAGCGGCTATTGCCTTGTGATTGCCGGGTGTTTGGTTAGTCATGTTTATCTCCCAAGTTTAAAACCTGATATGCCCTATTTAGGGCATCCTGTATTTTAACCACGTGCGGCCTGTCTACCGCTTCTTCGTAAACCACCATCATGATCATCTCTGTCTCCAGATGCTTGCAAATCTCTTTTAACACTGTCCTTAATCTATCCTCTATGGTGATAGGATGAGGGGTCATTTTATGGCCTTTATGATACCTAGAGTAACGCCGATACTTATAAGAAACGTTAAGCAATGAGCGATAATCCCCGAAAACCTGAAGGCTCCGTTGCGTTCGCTTCTTTCGTCCCATAGAAGATCCAGTTTTTTCCGGTCTTCGGCGCGTCCCTTCAATATATCGGCGACTTTCTCGGCAATACAATCTTCTGCGCCACCGATAGTATCGAGGATCTCCTCTTTCATGCCGCGCATATAGAGGAATTGCCGATCGAAACTGTCTTTATCTTCTTTTTTGTGTTCGCTCAGTTGAAAGGAAAATCCCGAGAGAGCATTCTGAATGCCTCTTTGTTCAGATTCAAGAACAGCCAAACGGGATTCACTATTCATTAGTAGCCATCGCTACGTTTCGTTTTTACACCATTAACATACGCGATATAGGTTTTACCAAAACCATTACTTGAAAAAGTCTTGCCCGTCGGATCAGAGAAATGTTTATCCTGTGGGTAGGAATAATCCACTTTGGTAAACATATCTTCGAACGGCTTCTCCCCGGTGGTGTTCAGATAAGGAAACACCCACGCCACGAATACAGCGCCCGTCATAGCACCTACATTTGAAGCCACACTAAAACCCGCAAGATGAACCAGCGCTGAACCGGAAGGAACACAAAACGGGCAGAATGGATCTGCGTGCACGGGTTTCATAAAAGCGAACATCATCATAAGAATCAGGGCTGCTTTTTTCATAGTATTCTCCGTGTTTGAGTTGACTGCACTACGAGATGCGTTGCCATAAGCCAGCTTGAGCATTAGAAATCACGCCATTTCCTACCACGGTTTGAAGAGCCTTCCATGTTCCTGTCAGACTGTCCGCTGTTGCTACGAATACTGGAGAACTTATTCCGCTGGAAACCAGGCATGTAAGATTTGCTGCTGAAGTTGTTGATCCCGCTGTTACCGTAACAGAAGTAACAAGTGCTGCCCAAATTATACTTCCAACTCCAAGCGGAGTCATCAATGGAATGGCCGAACCACTATCCTGAATATTTCCACTGCCATCAAATGATGCCAAATGCCCGGAAGTTAAGGAGCCGGTAACCGTAGCGACTTTTGTTGTGTTACCGCTTACTGCTGAAATTCCCTGTCCATTGATTTTAAATGTATTTCCGGTTCCTGCCGTATCATAGGTTTTATTGGTTAACGTGTCAGTGGTGGCTTTACCAATAAGTGTATCTGTAGCTGCTGGAAGGGTAAGGGTTCCAGACGCTGCAACATTAGGATTAAGCGTAGTTGTACCAGAGGTGCTTCCCGACAGAATAAGGCTTCCCAGCGTACTGGTCGCGGTTCCAAGGGTTAAAGCCCCGCTGCTAATTGAAATTTGGGCATTGCTGGAGACGGCGTTTGTGCTGGAAGCATAATAAGCCAGTTGACCAGAAGTACCCGAGTTAACGGTTCCGCTCCCGCTTGCGACGTTTACCCATGATGTAACGCCGCTGCCATTGGTTTGAAGCAGCTGACCGTTCGTGCCGTTAGTGGCGGGAAGAGTAAAGATAGTTCCTGTTCCTGCGGCTGCGGGAACCCCTATAACGCATGAGCCGCTGAGAGAGCCGTTAAGCTGAATGCCGGAAGCCATAAAGCCGCCGATAACATTCGAAAGACTGGCAAAGAATATCTGTCCGCCCGTAGGTTGATAGAAGCCCGTAGTCGCATCCCCGGCGACTGAAATGGCTGGAGTTGATGCGCTTCCTTGGTTAACGGAAAGCCCTACCGCAAAAGGTATCAGGGCCGTAGTGGTTTGCTGGCCGTCCTTTGTAATACATGTGGAAAGACCTGTAGCAAAGCCGTTGTCTTCGCCGTCCATACGCGAAGCGGTAATGTCGATATTGTTGTTTTTGTCATTAACCCAGTTGTAGATGCGGTTAAATGTGCCTGATCCGTTAAATGCCAAGATTTGCCTCCATATTTGAATTCATGCTACAATAAGGCATGACTTTACTTGCCATTATAGGAACAGCGTTCCTACTGGATTTATTTGTCCCACTCATTTGGGTGGTTCTTACTTCAATATTTGATCGATAAATCATTTTCCTAGCACTTTCTGAGCAAGAATAGATTTTGTTTCCGGGTCGGTGGCGTAGAGCAATTGAGCCAACCTCTCATTTTTTCCTGCCTGAAGAAAATCTTTAATAGCGTTTAAGGACGTCGCAGCTATTCCATGAATAGAGGTGGGAATTTCTGGCACCCCAGAGGTCAGGGTTTCTGCCGTATTTGATCCCCCCAATCCCCTCTGAGCAAGATCAACCCTGTTCTTTTCTTGCATAAGCATATCTGCAAATTTTTGTGCTTGTGTTGGATTATCAAGAATAGAGGCAACACTATTTTGGACTTTCCCCGTAGCAATTCGGGAGGCTGGACTGCCTGTTCCAAGAGGTGCGCCCATGCTTGAATCCGTTAGCCCTTGAGCATATCCAGCTCTTTGGTATGAAAGCTCATTAGGCGACATTTTATCGGCTGCGAGTTGCATAATGCTATCGGCTTTTTCTCCCGCTGCGCTTTTTGCAAGCTGCCTTCCCATTGAGAAAGCGTTTTCGGCCTGTTTATAAGCAGCCGAAACATTAAGGGCCTTCTGATATGCAGGATTAAGAGAACCAAGTTTGGAAGTAATTCCAGACTGTTGTTTTTCCAACACCTGATTGCCCGGCGATGATGTCGCATTCCCAAACGGATCGCGCTCTACCTGATCGCCGATGTTTCTTTGAATTTGATGCATTGTTTCAATAGGAATATTTTCGTTGAGAGAGTATTTTCCGTCTTCCCCCAGAGAAAGTCCCATCTGCTGAGGCGATTTATTTGAATTTGCGAAATCAATGGCCGTTTTTTGAAGGGCTGTTTGTCCTGCTGGTGTATTAATCACATCTGAAAATTCAGAAAGAGGAACAGTTTGCTGAAATGCTTCCTGATAAAGGGGAGCTGCCTGATCCTTCATTGCTTCAATATTTTGAAGCATGTTGCTAACATTTTCGGCAGGCTTTATGTTTTCACCAATAATTTCCGCTGTACGTTGGGGGGCAGCGGCCATACGCGCCCGCATGGCATCACGGGCTTCCTGCATTGCAGGTCCGGTTACCTTCGCTTGGGCTTGAGTTTGCATCCGAAGAGGATCACCCCCTAGTTCACCGGCAAAATCATCTGGACTACTTTTCATTAAAGCATCTGCATATTGCTGAGGCGTTATTCCTGCGAGATCAAGCTTTTCTTTGATAAGTTTTATATCACCTGACGTGGGTGTTACTGTACTTTCTTCCACATCGGGAGCAGCAAGTTTTTCAGAACTTCCTTCGGGGACTGCCGCGAACGGCATAAGGACAGAAGCCAGATTATTAGCGGTTTCCCCAACTTTATCGGTAATAATAGGAGCGCGGTTTTCTCCCGCATTTGTCCACGGATTTTCCCCATAGACCATTTTAGACAAATGAACCAATGAGTTCACTGGCCCCCTGGCCGTATCGCCAAGAGCCTCTACAGCCGAGTTTCCAAGATTTTTTAGGGTGGGGTTATCGATAAATGAATTCGGATTTGCAGGAGTAGTCTGTTGCTGTCCATCAGGCACAAAACTGCTTTGCCATCCCTGCGCCTGTACCGCTGGAGGGGCTTGCGTTGTCCCGCTATCGGGTATGAAGCTATCCTGCCAGCCCATTATCTGATTTGACCTCCGGATTGGATTAGATCAGGGAGGTGCCCGGCAGAAACGCGCCCAAGATTTCCCTGCGGATCCACCACACTAATCATACTATCAGGCGAAGCGTGCTGAGCAATCATCTGTGCCAAGCTCATATCGGAGGGGGCAGCAGGATCGCCGTATTGCCTGCGCTGTTGAGCCAAGGATTTGAGGTTAGAAATATATTGATCCTGAAGGCCATTAATGGCATTTATTTTTGTAGGTGCGGGGTCGGCAGGATTTAATCCACTTGCACCGGAAGCGATTGACTCAAGGAATTTATTGCCGCGCAGTCCTGCTAATTGAGGGCCTAGTTCGCTTAAAACCCCCTGCTTCGTGGCTTGATCGATTATCTGGTTGGCTGTGGCGCGTCCCGGTTCAAACATTTGCCCTGCGCCCGTGCGGGCATAGTTGCGGGCATAATCGCCAAATGTGCTTCCGGGTTCTTCCTCGCTAACGCCACCGCCGTAGCTTGAATTTTTAGCTGCATCGCGCAACTGACTAAATCTCTGCATGGCGCGGGGAAGATTGCTTGCCGCGACATTAAATGTTTTTGTAGCATCCGCTAAATTCTTCCCCGTATCTTCAGCCTGCGATGCCGCTCCCGCACCAGCAGCTTCCGCCATTTTTGTTTGCCCCGCTTTTGCCGCAGCAAGCCGCGCCTCAAACTGATTGTTCGTTTCACCCGGCAATGGGCTTGGCATCGCCTGTGGAGGCTGCGGAGGAATAGAGGCCGATGGCGGCGGTGCGGGAATCCCACCGGCAGGAGGAGCGCCAAGGGCTGAAGCAGGCATAGGGGGGACGGCTTGCGGAGGAATTTGTGCTGCTCCCGGCCCCATAGGCGGATTACCCATAGGAACATTCGATCCAATCGGAAGGCCCATAGAAGCCCTTTGCGTATCAATGGGCGGCGTAGCCATGCCGTTTTGCTGGCGATAGGCGGCTGCGGCATCCGGAGGAGGGGTTTGCTGCGGAGGCTGTCCGACGCCAGGAGGAAGAGTGCCAACAGGCGCATTTCCGGCTGCTGCTGTTCCTACGCCGGTATTGTAGCCCTTCATGCCAGCCGCGTATTGGCCGTATAATTCAACGGCGGCGCGGGGACTTCCGCCCATACTTTCGGGCAAGGAGAGACGATTAAAAAGAGCCTGCGTGGGAGGGGGCATAGCTGCCACGATAGGATCGGATTGCTGAGATGATTGTTGTGGTGCGTTTGGATCAGGTGCAAGTGCGTTTGCAAGGGCTGCATTCGCATCATTCTGCTGGTATTTTCCTGAGACAAGATCGGCCATCTTCGCCAATCCCTCAAGCGGCGAAATCTTATAACCGACGCCTCCGATGCTTCGGCCCTCCGTGCTAATTGGGGACTGTCCTTGCTGAAGAAGCGCATTTGCCATTGCTTCTTGTTGTTGGGCAGAAAGAAGTTTTGCCTGCTGAGCTGGCGTAATGCCCATAGCTTGTGCAGTTAATTGCCACGGGATGGGGCTATTATCAGCCATTAGTAACTAACCCCCTGATAGTCAGATGGTTGCTGTTGCTGCTGCATGAGCATGTTGGCAAGCGCAAGGTTTTGTTGGGTAGGCCCCACACCACCCATATTCTGACCGTTTACATTAGGATTTTGTGCAGCACCCTGCTGCATCGCCTGTTGTGCAATGCCTGCGGGAAACTGCGCGGGCAGTTGGGGTTGCTGCTGTCCAGCTTGGGCCAGTGCTTTCGATAAAAGAGATGTGCCGGTAGATGTAATGGGATTTGACGCGGCAACCTGTTGTTGTCCGGGCTGAAGCGCTGCCAATCCCTGCTGGTAGTATTGGTTTAAATTTGATTGAGCGTTTGGGTCGGGTCCGCTCGATCCAGTAAAACTATAGAGGCTCATGCCAGCCTCCCGTAATCCACCATGTCAAAACCGCTTTCATGTCGTATAACTGCTTCAGGAATAATTTTGATAACTTCGTCAGCCATGACGCCAATTCGCTTAATCTGATCCCAGATATATTCAAATTCATAAAGAGGGATACCGCTTGAAAGTTTCCCAATATTCCGGATATTCTTTTTCAGGCGTCTATCCGATGCCAAAATATTACCAAATGCGCTTACGCCGCCAGCACCGGGCACTGCAGCGCCAAGCAAGGAAGTACCTAAACCAAAAAGGCCAGTTAACGAAGAATTGCTTGCCCCTACTTGTGCATTATAAGAATTAAGCTGATCCTGATAAGCGTTTTGATATGCACCGATTACATTCGTCGGCGCTGCTGTGCTTGGGCTTGCACCGCTAAACTGCGGCAATGTGGGCTGCGTACCAGACATGAGCGACGAATAGAGACTAAGCGGCTCTTGATATTGTTGGGTGTATATCTGCGCTTGTTGCGCCTGATTTGCCAAAGCCGTATTTGAAAGTTGTGATTGATAAGCGGCTCCACTTCCGACTGCCGTGTCCATCGCGTTTGAATAGGCTTGCTGTTTCTGTAGCCCATAATTCTGCATGGCAGTATTATAAGCTGCGCTTCCTTGGGGAATTCCTTCGTTAGCTAACTGGCTTTGAAGTTGGGCCTGTTCCTGTGAGAACTGAGGATCAAGGTATTGTGTCTGTTGCTGATAAATCGAGTTTTCATCATTGGTCAGATCGCCCTGTAAATCCTGTTGTGTTGGCGTTTGAGAAACGTTAGCCGCAAGATTATACGGCGTGTTCTGCATATTCGTGACATTATTAAGCGCAGTCGTTGCAGTGGTGCCTTGCTGTTGGACGTTGGCTTGATTGGTAGAAAGTATTTGCTGTTCAGCCGGAGATAAGGAAACATTCCCTGTAACGCTCGGCTGCGCCGCATTCGAGGTATCGACGTTATAGGAAATGTCGCCAAGAGGCGTATTCAGGTTTGGGTTTGTGAGCCCGAAGTTGAATAACGCGGTAGCTTGATTACTGGCGGTTTGGGCTGCGCCCTCAGCCGTAGGATCTGGTGCTGCTGGTGCTGATGGTGCTCCGCCAAGGCTCATCTAACCACTCACATTCATGCCGGAGCATGCTGTAAATTGCGCTATCTTTTCCTGTGTAATGAGCATTACGAGCTATCCCTTCGAGCTTAAAGCCCAGACGCTCGGCAAACTCCCTTGCCCTTCTATTGGGCTTGGCGATGCTCAAAGCGACCCTCTTCACTTTAAGTTGAGAGAAGGGATATGCAAATAACGGCTTAATGATATGCCTTAGGGCACATCTTTTGTCAAGTGAAGCTCCGCTGATTTCAATGGAGATTGGTAATCCTAAAATACAAGTGCGATAGTTATTATAAATAACACCACCCCTTATTTGGCCATTCTCTTGAATTCCTATCGCTATATACGGCCTAAAATATTTAAAATCTGGAATTCTAAGTTTTTCAGCAACCCATTTTCCGATAAGCTCATCTTTGCCGTAAACAAGATTCATAGAACGCCGCCCGGCTCATAGACGTAATCAATACTTTGGAGGGAGGCTTTCATACCATTGGTCGATCCTGACACCCGGAGAGCTGCCGCATAACCTATTCCTCCTACGGCAAGCCAATCTTTATTAAGGGTAGGCGTTCCGCCCCAAGGAGTGATATCCCATGGGGACGAATCCCATGGTGATCCCGATCCGGTAGAAAGGGCCGGGGCTGCCGGTCTGGTATCATTATAATCTGTGTCAAGAATATAAGAAAGTTTTACAATGTCTGTAGAAGCGATGATCGGACGAACATAGGTAAAATATTTCTGCTGTCCTAACTCTCCGAAATAATTAAAAGACGGCTTAACATCCCATGTAATCGCAGTATTGTTATCCGAACTTCCGGTATCAGCCACGACCACGGCACCATTTGTCCCAAAATAAAGAACATCCTCCAGAATATCCCAACATGCTGCATTAAAGGCATTATTTTCAAAATTCCATGTAGACCATGCGCCCGTAATGGTATTCATGATGTATTGATATTGACGACTATTTTCTGTCTGGGGAACATTGATAATAAGTTTATTGCCAAGCGGATAATAGACCGGCTGCCAGCCAAAATTAGCCATATAACTAGCCACGTCATTATTGATGAGATTAATAATATTATAGCTGAAAGCCTGTGAAAGATTTCTGTCAGTTGTTAATTCCTTGGCAAGAGATATGATCCCATCGGCGCATATGATTACATTATCGCTGCCCATTTTAACAAAACACCTACGTCCAACCGGACGCCCGATAACAAATCTTCCGACAAGCGTGAAGGTGGAAGCAAAGCTCGGATCATATCCTTGATAAATGAGAACTTCGCCTTCCGAACTTAAAAATACCGCATAGTCCTGAATACCGTTCGTATTATCAACCGTCCATGTCATCATTGCCATGAGATAGCCACCGAGGACCATAAGGGAACTAAGATCAAACAGCGTAGCAGCGCCCGCGATAGAATTAAGCGGTAGATACCATGCATGAAGGCTGTTTTTTTCCACATACCATAGACGGCTTTGAAAGGCGTTCACATGTATCAAGTTAGCCGTAGATACGCCTGTAATGGCACTTGTAACCTTCGACCAAGTCGTTCCATCATATTGGACAAGCGCATCGGCCCCATTGACCATATGGAGATAATTACCCCCGGGCGTGGCGAAGTTAGTCCATTGCCAACGGTTATTGGTAAAACTGGAAAGTTTTGCACTTCCGACTGCACCCGAAGAGGTGACATCATAAATAGCGTTATTAGCTGCCGCCACCAATACTTGTGCTGTTGGAGAGCGGTAATGAGCAAGCGTTTCAACCCACCCCGTGATACCTGTCACCCAATTTGTTGATCCATTACGGCTGTCAACTGAAGTTGGCGTACAAAACATATTATCGAGAACCAATGCGAAATCAGGTGGCATTGATGCGATAGCGTCGCGTGCGTTTAATCCCTTAACGGGGGCCGGAACGGAAGTTGTCTTTACGATCTGTTTTTTTGAGGTTTGTTGAAGCATCTTTTCCTCTAATAAGGTATGATTTTACCTCATGAATAATACCATATTCATCGGCAACCAAAACTTTTTTGATTAGATTTTTCATCTAGCTTCCAAAACCCGTGTCCGGAACATTCTGCTGGTTTAATAATCTTATGCCACTCGCACTCGCGTTAAGCGGCAGGCTTCTATTGCCCCCGTCTCTCGCCATTATACGCTCAACCAAAAGATCATAGGTTCTTTTTTCTTCGCCGTAATCAAGCCCTTTGGCCCTTTTATACCGCCATATAATGCCAAGAGTTATGCATTCGTCATCGAGACAATAATTATCCGTATCAGCGGTCCATTTTGTTTGTAAAATTCCCGCTGTGCCTCCCGTAGACTGGCACCATCCATTTGAATAATACTCATAGACCTCTGAAGAGCCATTATCGCTGGAACTGAAGCCGGGGACAGGATCAATTACAAACTGGTTATTATAAATTCTAAACCTTCTGCGGGGACCGGTAGGACTAATGCCTGATTTAAGAACCTGCCATTCCTGCGCATCCAGAGGACCGAGAAGTTGCCATTTAAAGGCTCTATCCCACCATGTCTGAGACATGAAATAGGCAAAATCAGACGGAAGAGGATAAACAGCTTGACCACAGAAGAAACTTGCATTTGTGGCTGTCGCAAGTGCATTCACACTCATGGTAATCTGGCTTGAGCTATCCACACTTACGATTGTTGTATCAACCGGAATGTAAGTAGTGGCATAAGGCAACATCGAGGTTGTAATGCCCGTCGTATTGGTTTTTATATTGGTGACAATAGGAGAACCTAACGTAAAATTACCTGTTAAGCCTGAGACAGAATTAATCGTAAAAAGATTCTGGCGTCGCAACGCAACCCAACCACCATTCGTACCAAACCCCTGATTATAGAAGTTTTTACCTTCCCGGTTTGCCAGAGCAAGAAGTTGCACGATCTGGGCGTCAGTATTGGAAATAATCTGGGTGGGAGGATTTTGGCCCAACCCCAGCTCATTATAGACATTCTGAATAATCTGAAGAAGTGTCAACTTTCCAGAGGAAAAGGCCAGACCATTTCCCATGGATTAGGCTGTCAGATTGGCCGACCACTGCGTTGAGGTGAGCTTTTTAAACGAAGCAGTTTTCTTCGTTGTCATATTAAAGCCAGCCCCGGCACCTCCGGCACCAATCGAAGTCGTGGACTCAAAGGGATAAACAAACATAGCGTTGGATGCCCCATTGAAAACAACAACTTCACTGCCCGGATCGCAATTCGGAAGAACCACTCCCTTGCCACTTGCGGAAACTATCGAAACATAAGCTGTGCCTCCGGGTATAAGTGTTCCTGTTCCCAGAGTTGTTCCGGCCGCAGTTAAAGTAGATACTCCCCCACAAATTACATCCGCAACGGCAGGTGGGGTTCCAAGACCCACAAGATGATTTTTAATAGCCATAACGTCTCCTATTCAGTTGGTTGAATTTTGGGTCTGCGCCCGCGTTTCTTTGGTTCCTCACTATGACTTCCCATTCTTGCTCCTGCCTGCAAAGAGGCAATCTGCTGTTCAAGTATTGCCATACGGCGGTCTTTATCTTCATTCTCGCGCATAAGCTTAGAAAGCTGCACTGTAGCCATATTTGGATGAAGAAAGGCATCGGCCTGATCGCGCATCTTGCGCCACTCCATGCCGAGCGCCACCGGCCCTGTTTGATCCGTAAGGGCGGCGATTTGCTCAACAGTAAAAATCTTGGAGGCCTTTAGTTCAAATACGCGCTTTTTATCAAGCGGAGGCCACATCTCAATAGGAGTACCATCGGGAGTTTGTTCTTTAGAACTTTTATAAGCCTCCCATTGACGCGGGAATCGATGCGTCCATTGGTTGCCGCGATTTCCTTCATCCGCCGTGAATCGGAATTTATTGGTTTTGGTGTTGTCGCCCGGAAACTGAAGTTCTATACAGATAAAATGCTCAAGAACGACCCGGCCCTCCATTTCTGATTTATATTCGTTTTTTACAAAATCATCGTCAAATGTCGCATAAATGCCGGTATCATCGCCAAAAGAAGCCATGGTCCCGTTTTTAGTATTCGGGGGAAGTTTGGCGATAGCAAGATTATCCATATTAAGTCCCTTGGGTTAAGTATTTATACCTTTTTTAAAGTAAAAGGCAAGTATTACATAAGGCTGGCAACATAGGGCAAAAGACCATCTCCATAAATCGTAATCTGCATTCCCATCTTTACAAAATTACATGCCGCATGACGGAATTCTTCCGTTTGCGTTGCCATCCATGGCGCACAAGTAAATTTTCTATCATTAACCGTTATTTCCGTAATTTGCTCATTATCATTAAGGGGCTGAGCATAAGCATGATTATTGCCGTTCCGGTAACTACTATCATATCCAAATAAGTGAATATCTGAAAACCCGAACAAATGGGCTAATCCCAAAGCCTTTAGTCCAACGGTGGAACCGCCGCTTATTAAAGCGGCTTGCATCTTTTTCTCTGCTAAAATATCCAATATTCCAGCAATAGAAGGACACCATATAATGATTTTACCGGCTTGCTTATTAAACAATGATGGATGGCATTGAGCCGAATAAAGGAGAAGGGCATCCGTTTTTTCAGGCACGAATTCAATATTTTCTTGCCGGGCATCGAGAATAATTTGTGCATGGGGAGATATGTCGTGCTCACAAAGATATCTAAAACTGTTATTTAAAGCCCATACTATAGCACCACCTTCTTGCATGGCTTTTATATAGTGAAGGTTATCTTTTAAACTCGGCCCTCCTCCACATATAATCAAAGGTCTTTCATCATTGGCTTTATATTGGTTGGAAAGAATCTCATGTCCCGAAGACAGAGAGTTAATAATATTATCTTTTATTGTCTTTTCGTCCGTATTCCATACAGTTCTCCAGCTATGGATTGTTCCGCCGCCTATTTTCCATACATTCTCAACCCAATTTCCTATAACCTCATGGGGCCTTGGATGACCATGAAAGTAAACAATGCTTGTCCCCATCGGGATACCTAAACTGGCCTGAACCTTAAAGCTTGCAAACTGTCCCGGAAATAGATCGTTTAAAATATCAGGTTTTTTATCTTTACGCGCAATCTCTATTAGCTCCTGATCGCCTCTCGGTAAATCATCAGGAAAGCCCATGTTTTCGAATAATTCCCATATATCATTGGTGGTATTTGCTCTCCACATCATCACCGAATTCTGCCATCTATCCGGATGATATATATCTCTCAAGAGAGCAAAATCACCTTTATAAGTAATGATATCATCCAAAGGCCCCACAATACAGGTATCAAGACCCATAAACACAATCTGATCATCATCATCAAAATGCCCGTCTTTAAAAACATAGGGTATATTCCACCATCCCTTTAATTTACCATGCAGTGGGCGTTTTGTAATACCTTCATGATAAGGCTCCTCGTCATCGGTAAAACACACGAACGAGGCCTCCACCCCTTTAGCAAGGTTTCTGCCAACCATCTCATAGAGTTTTTCGGTGTATTCTTTACCGCGTTCACAATAATTATGGGCTTGAACACAAACGAAATGAAGCATTTGACCCATAGAAAAAGGATAGGAAGCATACCCTTCCTACCCTCTTCTCTACTATCTTACAAGTTTTACGCGCCTTCGAGGGCCGAAAAATTGTAATAGACGTTTACCGTCGAAGCCCCGGCGGAAATCGTAGCCGTATTCTGAGTGCGTGCACCGAGAATCTGCTGGCCCGTCGAAGATACGAATTTAACACGCCCTGCTGTCGCAGAGATATAAACCGCACTCTGGGGAGAAGCGGCTACGGCTGTTTTAAGCGTAGCAGCCTGACCGCGAACCAAAAACCATGCATATTGCACAGAGTTAGCATTCGAGGTTACAGCGGTATATGCCAAAGCAACAGCAACACCCGTATTTTTAGATGTTCCAGCCACCGGAACCAAAACTACTGTATAGTTCTTATCCCATTGGTATAACAGGCCAACCGTAATAGTTGTGCTTACAGGAACAGCGAGAAGAATAAACGTGGCTTCGCCAAGCGTATTGTCCTGAGCTGTCATCATAGTACCGGGTTTAACCTCAACAGATACGCTCGGAAGAACGTTCGTTGTGCTTACCCACGGAGCACCGAGGGTTCCAGAAGTCGAAACCACCGAAACATCGGGTACACCGATTTTATTGTCTGCGTTTGTATAAGCCATAGTGACCCCCCCTTAAGCGCCAAGGACGGCTTGTAAACGACGGTTTGCAACCGTCATGTTACCAGCAAATCCGATTAGTTTAACCATTGCGTCCTGATTGACCGCAAAGCGTTCATCGCCAAGCGGCTCAAAGAAACGACCCGTAGCAGGACGGAAGTAAATGTAATCCGTATTAAGGAAATACATCGTGTTCGTCGGCGCACCACCCCCCACACCACCGTCAAGTATAACATCGCTTGTCATATATTTAAGCGACTGGAAACCTGCTGCGCCCTCTTCATTGGAATTGATCCGCTGAATAGCCTGCAAGCTCTGCAAATAGAACTTCCAATAGTTATTATCAGCAATAATCAAGTCAGGAGCATCGGCACCACGGACCTGCTGGACCCATACCCGATCCATATAGTCCAAGATGTTACCAGCAGAAGCTGCCGCGCCACCAGTAGTCGCGGAAGAGAAAGCGGTATTCTGCCAGAAGGTATAAGTACCGGCATTAATACCACCCACTGTATTGGTGTTCGTCGCGGCAACAAGAGCCTGTAGACCACCGATTTGGCGTCCGCCATCCGCTGTACCATCCGAATAACAATCCAGAGAAGTGTTATTTGCCATGGTCTTTTCAGCGTTGGCAATACGGCCTTCGAGAAGGTCGATGATCGCTTCTTCACCTGAGTTCTGGATCATTTCCAGACCGGAGATAGAAACAGCTACCGCGCTTTGGGCATAATTGAACTCAGCACCCGTAAACACGTCCGAAGGACTGATATTCAGGACTTCATAGCCCGAATAACGCTTATAGGTGCCGTTTTCAGCGTATTCGAGTTCCTGTACGATTGTACGTCCCCCGGATACCATCTTAACCTTGCCCTTTTTCTTCAGGCGGTTAAGCAAAGCATTATTTTTAGTGACGTTATCGGCCAATACGCCGGTACGGTTACGCAGCGTTGTGGTTACGATTTCCGTCAACGTCGAAGACGGATTAACTAGAGCCATTTGGTTTATCTCCTAGAGTCATGGGTTAGCCATCCCTAAAAGCCGCAAATTGGGCTTTCAGTTCGGAACGAAGGTCGGGCTGCACAATTCTTCCATTCTTGGTTGCCGCGATACCCGGCGCACCTCGAAGAGAGGAACCAGCCCTTTTAGCCGCTTCAGCTTTTGCCTTCTTTTCGGCTACCCGCTGCTCATCAACATTAGTCTGTTGAAGGAGAGTGGAGCGTGTATGAGGATTGGCATGAACCGCTTGATCGTATGCATCTTCCAAATCCTTAGCCGCTCCTCCGCGCAGTAACGCAGCCATATGGGCTTTTACTGCTTCGAAGTGAACATTCTTGGGGTTTGCAGCGAACGCATCGATTTGCGACTTTATTGCACTATCCTCCTGCTGCTTTTTAAACGCCTTCTCTTGCTCAATCTGTCCTTTTAGAGCAGCAATTTCCTGCTGCATCTGTTGAAGGGCAGGATGGGCCTGAGGCTGCGTCTGCGAAGCACCCCTAAGATCGGCCCCATATTCCTGAGCCAACTTAAGGATTAACTGGCCTTTCTCCTGAGGGCTTTTCGTCCTCAGAACATAGGCAGTGTTCAGGTATTGCTCGAAGGCTTTGACAATTTCTCCGCCTTCGGCCTTAATAAGTGGAAGATAAGGATTTGCGAGGGCCTGAACCTGTCGTCCAAAATTCCTTTCTTCGTCATGTTTGGTAAGTTCTTTATGATAATCATCCTCGCGCTTGGCGAGGAGTTCCTGAATTGGTCTGGGTAAAGCAGCAAAATCCTTGGCTTTATCAGCCGGAAAGGATTTTGGCATCTTGATTTCAGGAAGAGTTACTTCTGTCGTTTCACGTGAAACGGTCTTTTTTTCTTTAGGCTCTTTTGTGAATTTCCCAACTTCGTCTCTTTCACGCCCAGTTTTTGGAGTTTCTTCGGCCTGCTTGGCCTTAACAGTTTCAAGAGCAGTGGCGAGATTTTCTCGAATAGAAACCGGCTCAGCAACGACTGAGGCCTCGGGAACAAGTGCGTTCTCAAGGTTTTCTTCTTGTGCTTGAATTTCTTCACCCGTTGTCATCCCAAAACCTTTTGAACCGCTTCTTTAAGCTGCGGCCTTACGTTAAAATCGCCCTTAACTCCCCGTTCCATAGGGGTCTTATATTCCGCGTTGTTCCATTCATTCCCAACCACACTACATCTGCGGGCTTTTACTTCAGCAAGATATTTGCTCTTGCTGTCGTATTTCTTGCCATCAGCATGAGAAACCATACCGTGTATTCCGCCCGGCAAATCATCCCCAATCACATACGGCGATGATTTAATGGGCTTAGGCTTAAACTTGCTGTTTTCTTCGGCAATCTTTCTAAACTTTTCTTCATAAAGGACAAAAGCTTGCGCTCTTTGTTCCTTATTCAATTCTCTTAACGGCGTAACAAGAGACATTAGATCGGCACTTCTTCCCACTGGAACGAAAACACAAATGCTGAAGTACAGGCAGCGGTAGTGTAAGAAGCCACATACTGACCGGGAGGCACGATAATCGACCCATAAAGATCGACAACGATACCGGGCTGTAACCCATAACCAGTTGTGGCAAGAGAACCGACGCTTCCATAAGTTGCAAGAAGGATAGGAGTAGCAATTGTTGCGCTGGCGCTCCCGGTGGCCTTTGAAACAGGCCCACCGATCAAGCAATTTTGGGGAACAAGAGAGCCTGCGGCAGCGCCCGATCCCGCCATAATACCCACAGAACTTGCAACTGCGACAGCCACCTGACCAACGGCAAACCGGCGCATAACAAGATTAACTCCGGAATTTGAGGGGTTGGCTACCGCCAAGCCGGTAAAGGTAGTCGCCAGACCCGCCGTGGTCGTTACGGCCGCCTGATTGGCAAGAGTAAACATTGTGCCACGATAAGCAGCTTCATATCCCTGCCCGTGCAACTCATCAACAATCAATTGATTTTGATTGCCTTGGCGGACGGGGTTATTCGATACGCCATCGGCGGTTTTAAGGTTTCCGGTTCCGGTTTGTGCGCCGATCAACATAAGATATCCTTTGGTTAGAGAAGTTCAGAGAAGTTGGGATTAATTTGCATGTTGGTTGGTTGAGTAAAAAAGGTGTAATCCTCATCGGTAATTCCGGCAATTTGCTTTAAAATATAAGTTTGAATTACCAGTTGTTGGTAAATCCTCTCAAGAGGACTTGAGCCAACTTGCGCAAGAGGTTCTGTATCGGGAGTTACAGGCATTTAAGACCCAAGTAATTATTTTCTGAATACTATCCTTTTATTTAAAAAGCGCAAGTGTAAAATATCAATGTCCAATAAAAGTGTAATCCTCATCAGTAATTGACGCAAGCTGCTTAAGTATTAAAGTGTTTATGAATATTCTCTGGTAAATCCTCTCAAGAGGGGTGGCACCCACTTGGGCAAGTGGCTGTGCGTTAAGGGGAAGAGAAGGAACAAATCCTTTTGGAGGATAAACGGGAATAGAGGGAGCAGAAATACTTTGAAAAAGATTGATAGAATTAAAGACAGTTGGAGCATATACGGCACTGTATCCTGATTCATTGGGGTGAAGGCTATCGAACATATAACCATTAGAATTTGCTGTTGCCCAACTGCCGAAAGCATCATAAACGTCGCACACCGCTAGGTTATTTGAGGCCGCTAAAGTATCAATCACCGCTAAATAACTTTGTTGTACAGGAATACTAATACCGCCGCTTGGGTTTGTGGGGCTTGGTTTAACAAGCAAAACATCGCCACCCGATGCAAGCGCCGCCGTAATTAAATCCTGCATATATGTTGAATAATTAGTGGTTCCAATACTATTATTCCAGTCATTAATACCAAGGTCGATAATTGTTAGGGCTTGCCCCATATAAGCCAATCCATTGCATGGGCTATAATTATTTGAAAGATCACCATCAGCCGTCCACGTTTTTGAAGATGATCCCGTCCATCCACAGTTAATCATCGATACCCATGATTTAGAGCTATCATAGGCTTCCGCGCCGACGATATATACACCCCCTCCCGTACTCCAATTGATATTAAGTGTATTTGAACCGAGAGTGCCGGTGATTGTTGCGTTGCTGACTTTTGAAGCTCCCTGTGTATTGACGGTGGTATTTGAACCGCCGTTGATGTTCATCGTAAACGACCCGGGGTTAAGCCCTCCGGCGGTGTCTTGAACATAAAAGACATTGAATGTATCGACATTCACAGTAGGTAAAAATGAAATTGCATTTGTATTCGTGGTGGCCGACATGGGATATCCACCAACTGAAAATGTAGGGTACGCCGCATTTGCCCATGCACTTCCAAACGTCAGTCGGGTATCAAAATATTGATAACCGACAAAACCGCCACCACTGGTTCCCACCCCCATCCAGCTATTCCATTGAGAATTAATTCCTGCATTATTGAATAAATCTGAAACAAGCTTAGGCCATGCAAAGGGGGGGATATTACCTCCGGCTGTCGAACCATAACCGAAAGTTGTGCTGTCTCCTACACAAACAACGCGAGCATTGCCTGTACCTGCCTTAACACGGGCTAGCGCCGCTGTCCATATTGGCAAACTCATTAATGCACCCTTTTTTGTTGGTATGGATATTCAAGAGCGAGCAATATAGCTTTCATGTCGTCTTCATCCCGCAAGCGCCGAGCCTCTATAGCGGCCTGTCTCATTTCTTCATATAAAGCAGGTAAAGAGGCCTCTAGCTTGGAAAGCCTCTTTTGAAGAATTGGAAGAATGTCTTCACGGTGCTTTACTTCTATATTTTTAGGCAAAGCTACTTCTTGGATTATTTCCGCTATAGGCTCGTTTCTGACAAGCTTTTCTATCTGACTGCGAAGCGCCTGCCGCGAGGCAAGTTTATCACGTTCAATTCGTTCAAGTCTTTGATTTAGTTTAGATATTTCTTTTAAAGAATAATATTTACGTTTTTTCGATCCACCGTCATGGGTATCAGCGGTTGAAACACCCGAGGCATACCCCAAAGAAACCGCCAGATTTATGGTACTAAACGAACCGAACCCAAAGGTTGTGATAGATGCGATAGACATTAGGTCGCTTCAGTTATTGAAGTAGGAGCACTGGCACTATCAAGAGTATATGTTTTAGCCGTTGTAGTGCCGTCCCGTTTCTTGACAATCCATGTCGTGCTTGAAGTACTATGCTGACCCAAGAATTGATTAATGCCATACAGGGCTTGCGCCAAGGTGAGAGCGGCTCCCTGCGCAGCATAGCTTTCCGTCAAGGCACTCGTTCCATCGATCTTTGCCGCACCCCCTGCTGTAATGGCAAGAGAACTAAAATTGGATGGAAATGCCTGAGTTAAACTATAGCCGGTTTTGTCGTTATTTGTCGTGACCGTCACGCCTGTTGTGACAGAATTGACCGAACCATTAACATTGCCCGTAACCGTTGTAACACTCGCGGGAGTTGAAGAATTCAGGCTGGTTTTCATCGTTGCCGTGAAGTCACCGGCTGTTGGTGCATTCGTGAGATTGGTGACAGTCGATACCGCGCCACCGGAAGTTGTAATTGCACCACTCGAAACAATCGCCGATGCTGCAATATCGTTAAATCCTGTGATATTCGTTGTTTTAGCGATGCTCAAGCCAAAGGCTACTGATTGATTATCGATTGCAGTAAGCTCAATTTCCAAAACGCAGGGGACCATATTTGTAGCCCCCTGAAGAAGTATGGTTACAAAACGCCCATTACCCGAAGCTATAGCAGCATTGGGAATATCAAGTCGATAAAGACCCTTGTTATTAGTACTGTCAATCTCAACAAAACCACCAGAACTATAAGCTCCGGTGGCGGTTTGTGTAACAAGACTAATTGCTACGGGACTTGTTTTAGGAAATGTATAATATGCCGTAAGGCTTCCAGAATTATATGCAAGACCGGTTAATCCTGCGCCAGTTGTCACAGAACTATTCTGGATAAAAATATTAATAGTTTGAGATGTCGCCCCAGCGAGAATAGATAATTTAGCCATGCATTCCTCCCGTCATATCCTGCATTCCTCCTGTTGTATTCATCCATGGGAGAGGGATGATTGTGCCACTTGCTGACGGAGCTTTAAAAGTGGCTATCGATGCTTGAGCACCATCTGTTGTTGTAAAACTCCATGTAGGGTTAGTTGCCGTTGCAGAGGTTTGCACCAAATAAGACATATAAGCAGCTATGTTAAATGATCCTCCTGAATTAAATGCTTGTCCGATCGGCGCACTATAACTGCCATTAATCGTAACTGTCCCCACGGCATTTACGGCACTCATTCCCGTTATAACAACCTCATTGTTTACCGATGGAGTAACACTACCCGGCTGAACCGTGTTTCCATAATTTTGCGTTCCTGTATTTTGTTGATCAAAGGCAGAGGATGTGGCAGTGCCAGAAAATGCCATAATGCATATTGTTGGGTTATATGATGAAGTCGAATTGGAAAATGTATGCGAAGCGCTTGTTGTTGGATTTACTACATAATATATCTGCTGATATCCATTAGAAGAAACTTGCGTAAGATTTGACCATGTATTGCCAACACTATCGGTAATAGTTAATGATGAGTTCTGAGCAGCGGAAATTACCACGATTAGTGTTGCGCCAGTCGTGTTGATTGCCGGACTCGTAACAGTTGCCGAATTTGTACTAGCGGCGCTCGTTGATGCTATAAGGGAGATCGCCATCTAATGCACCCCTACTATATTTCCATTTTCATCGCGCATGATCTGTTTAGGGCGCGCTATCGCCTGTGTCAGATTTTGATGAGCATTCATCATGCCTTGATGCGATTGTTGAATACCCTGAAGTGTATTTCTCAATTCAGATATAACAGTCGTCATTAAATCATTCAGATTGGGTCCAAGAATATCGCCAGTGCTTGCAGGAATTGATGGATCGTTACCGCCTTCGGCAACTGCCTTAGCCCCGGCCGAAATCTTGGCAACAATAATTTTAGTCTCACTCTCAAGTTTTGCCTTAGCCATATCAAGTTGACCCTGTAGCTGGATTTTAAATTTCTCAACCTCGGCATCGACCTTTCCTTGATTGGCATCCACTTGAGCCTGCATGGTCAGTCTCTTCTGTTCATCATCCGATTTCTGTTTTTCAATTGCTAGGTCTGCCTGTAATCGTGCCTGCCCTAATTGTTGTTCTCCCTGAATTTTCATCATCTCAGGATTCGGCTTCGGGGGACCGTCGGCATCCTTTTCAAGTTTATGAATTGCAACTTCAAACGCTGTCTCAAGTTCTTTACCCACCTTAAAGCCGCGAATGCCAAATTCCAGCATTTTACCAAGCAATGGCGCGAGGTCAGGATTCTGCACGGATTGTGCAGCTTGGATAAACTTACCAGCGGCCTCGAGGAATTCAACCCGGGCAGCCTTGTCAGCCTCCTGATCTACCTTGAGCGTACTATCGGTTTCAATGTCGATCTTGTAGCTTAGCGTAATCTCATCGCGCAGGAGCTTTTCAATCTCTTCCCATGTAGGATTCTCCATTAATTCGTCCATGTCCTCTTGATCACATTTCTGGAGCCAGTCGGGCAGTGGCGGAAGCTGAGGTGGTTGGGCGGGCGGCATTCCATGTTGCTGAGGCTGCTGTTTCTGCATTTGCGCGAATTGCTGCAAGGTTTTCATTCTGAACTGTACTAATTGCTTCTCGGCCTCAGTTAACAACTGCACACCGCAAATCTTCTTGATGGTTTCTATGCTGAAATGATTGGCAATAATCTCGGTGCCAATCTTAACCAAATCCCTGCAAAACCGCCTTACTTGCTCCTGCTTATCGTTAAGGCGCATTGTGCCGAAATTGCTTTTGATATTCTGTGCTGTAGCCGTCTCGTCAGGATCAGACTGGCCACGCATAATGTCGGCGGACCCGCTAATCTCATATAAATCCTGCTTTACTTTCTCACGTGCCTCGTAAAGCCCAAGCAATGTTTGAAGAATTTCCTCCATTGGTAAAAGAGCCATCACGCTCTTTAACCCACCCTTTTCAGCAAAAATAGCCCATTGTTCGACGGGAATAAGCTGGTTTTCCACTCCCTCGGCCAATAATCGCCCTATACCGGGTGCAGAAGCGTCATAGACGCCAGCTACTTTAACAGCCCGCGTAATAGCCCCTATACGGCTGGTAATCTCATCCAGTTCGCTGGCTTGGTCTTGCCATTCGATGTAATCAGGGACAGGGATCATATCGTCATTGGCAAGCGTAGCATAGAGGGGCTTGGGGAACGGCCAGAAATCCTCTAGCTGGAGAGGGTCGTTCTGCTCATCCAAAGGCCCATGCTGATAATCCTTGTGAACCCATAAGACCTTTTTATCTTCTTTGTCCCAAATCTCATAAATAGTGGCCTTTTTCTCAACTTCATCATATTTGTTATCCTTTAAATCGTGAGGGGAATAATCGAGAGTAATATCCCCACCAATTTCCTCTCCAAATCGCTCTTTGAGCTCATCGCGGGTTAAATAGACTTTCCGCCAGCAAGCCGGAACTTCATCCCATGTGCGGCCGAAACAGTGTCCAAAGTCCTGCCAATGCACATAATCCCAGCAAATTACTTCGTTTTCAATATCCTCGCCTCCAGCATCTCCTGCGTCGGTGTGAGGATCGGCTTTTTTTCCAGCATTTCCTTCATCATCTTCAATATTATCGGTGATTTCTTCGCCTTCGTCAGCGACTTCTTCATTCTCATTCTCCGTCTTATCGTGAAAATGCGGCTCATATCTGGCCCACACAAGACCTCTGCCCGGCAAAAGCCTATCTGTGACTGCCTGTCTTACGGCATCCCCAAAGCTTTCAGTGATAAAATAAGTAATCGAACGCTCCAGCACCATTGAACTTATGCGGCCCAGATCGTCTTTGTCGCGAAAGCGTCTCTCAATATCAGGTTTGGGGTTTTGTCCGAACAGGGCGGGACGGGCGCTTTCAACAACAGACCAGAGAATGTTAAAGCGAGGAACTTTTTGTTCTCGGGGGCTGCGGTCGTCCTTGAACCGCCTGAGTATCTTTTTGCCCTTTTCTTCCCATTGCTTGCTTTTGCTTTCATAAAACCTTATTTCCTGCACCCACCGCTTAACCTTACGCGCTTCACCCAAAGCAGCTGCAAGGCCATCCTCATTAGCTTCGGTAGTAACGGAAGAACCCAGACTTGCCATTATATCCGTTCTCTGTAGTTTACCCCCATATTTTCAGGAAAAAACAGCTCATTCGCAGTAATTTCATGTAAAAACCTGGGTTTTTCCTTGGTCTGGTCTTTTACAATACTTGCGTATACTTGTCCAATTATTTCAAAGGCGTCGCAATAATGTGAGGACCAATCATGTTTGGGTTTTGCTTTGAATATCTTGTTATCTTCGTCATAGTCATAGTGATATTGGCGCAAAGCATTGATGCCAGATTTGCATGCATCCTTATCGAACCAAGCCATATCAAGAACCTTTCGTGCCGCAGATATGCTATTCTGTTGGCTGGTAGCGGCTACAACCCGCATCTTTATTCCAAGAGCGTGGGCCTGTTGGACGATTGATCTCCCTCCCGCAGCTAAAAGCTTGTTAACTGCATCATGCGGAACATAATGTCCGTTCTCTTTGTAAATGTAAGGCTTGGAATGAAGTACATTGCAGTAATGCTCAATGTCACACTGGCTATTTTCATAACAATCTATCAAGCGAGCTTCGTTAAACGTCCTTTGGAAGAACCAAATGCTTGTGGCGTCATCATACCCCAAATCCCATGCGGTCTCTACTGGCAGTTCTGGATCGTAAATATTCGTTGTAAGTCTTCCTTGTGCCTCGGCCCTCTCCATCCATTCACCATAAACCGCTCCAAGTACCGCACTATCAAAAGAGCAATAATATTCCTGCCTAAAGAGTGAGTTGCCAATACTCTCTCCGTGTTCAGCCGTTAATTCGCGCTTTTCTCTGGCAAGCTGCTCTGGGCTGAATACTCCAGTTTGATCGGCTGTTAGTCTTTGGCAAAACCAATCATCCGAATTTTGGGCTGATTCGAACATAGCCGCTGCATGATTGCGGCCACGCGGAGTAGTGATAAACACGGCCCATCCGTCATTCTCTGCAAAGATCGGTCTGAGATATCCCCATGATAAAGGATTAGCGATTGCCCATTCAGAGAACACCACGCCAGCCGGCGGCGAACCCACGAGACTGTTATAGTTATCCGATCCCACCACCTGCCATGTGCTACCGTTCTTGAACTTGATGAACATCTCCTGTTCATTCGTTGACTTGCGAATGTCCTCAGGAAAGGCTTCATCTATCCGTCGTTTGCCGGAATGGGGATTAACCGCATTCCAGATGGCTTTACGCGCTTGGGCGGCTTCTGGTAGCATATGCCAATACGTGGCAGCACGTGTGCAAGCGGCCACCGCAGCCCAATGCAAGGCAACCTCGTCCTTTCCGCTTCGACGATGCCATGTCGCCATAGCCCGCTTTCCGCCAGATTGAAGGTATCGCCAAAGCTCAAGTTGGTATTCTCTAGGTTTCCAATTGTAGGGGATATCGAAGGACACTCAAATTTATTTCTTCCCTAATTTTTTATTAGCCTTCGCTCTAATCTCCGCCAAAGCTCCTGCGCTTAGATTACCCTTGTTGTATTGTTGGGTTGCTCTAGCCTTTGCATTCGCTGCATGGGATTTATCGGGGATGGGATATTTACGCTCAGAGGGTAAAGCGAATGTAGACTTCTTAAGGTTATCCCGTTTCTTACTTGTTAATTTTGACATCTGGTGTCCTGAGTGTTGGGACAAGAATTCTATCTTCCCTTAACTTACTTACGATGAGACCATACGTAATCCATTAACACATCTCCTCTGCACGCTTGGTTGGATGACCACCTTTAGCTTTGCCATGCATTCCTTTGGTTGATCCCACTTCAATATATTTTCCACGATATGTTTTATCTTGAGTATTTAAAGCCCCCTTATTCCCTTTGTTCTCAACATTAAATTCTTTTTTATGGGAATTTTTAGCCATGGAAGCTCCTAGAATTTGAGGATATTGACTGTGAAAGTCTGGGAACCCCTCTTATCATCTTCCTCAAACATATTCAAGTGCTTTCCCAATAACTCAAATGACTTAAGTGCAGCGGCAGGATTAGGTTCGTGGCGCTTGGGAATAGTGTTCTCCGCTGTTATTTTCAGTCCCCTTAAAACATATTCCGCATCTAGTCCCAACTTATCCGCAATGGTTTGTTTCTTTTTATCTATATAAGCCTTTATTTGAGGCTTTATTAGCAGTTTGTACCCTTGAGCGCAGGCAGAGTTTTTATTATACCCGGCGCGGATAGCCGCCTGCGTAGCATTGCTATCAATTAGATATTCATCCGCAAATCTTTGTTGCTGGGGGGTTAACATGCCCTTTCTATAATCTTCAGGCCGGACGCTAGGCATTTAATCATCGTCCCTATGTTTAACTTTGTCTTCCAGACGCTTTTTGCGTCTTTCATCTGCCCATCTAATATCAGCAGCATTCCGCGCAATTGAAGCCTTTCTTTCCGAAGAAAGGGATTGACTTCGCGCATTTCCGCCTTTGCGGCCTATTTCCTTAAGATATTCTGTAACTTCACTCATGGGTTAGTAATATGTTATCCTTATCGAGCACGCAACAGAGAAATAAGCAATATAATTACTCTATATACCCGAATTATCACTTGACTGCTTACCGGCTTAGTATATAATAGGCATCTCAAGACAACCTCTCATGGTGCAATGAATGTTGCCAACCCAAAAAGGATGTCACACATGCGGTGAAGAGAATATTTCACCCAACATAGAGGCATTCGAGATCAGTGGAAAAATAGTTTGCGATGAGTGCGCCGACGAGATTTTCGAGGATAACAGCCAATTCGGAGCAGGAGCATGAAAATGGATATAGAAGAAAAACACGCGGCTCAGGCTTGCAGTAAGCAAGAGTCTCAGCCCGAACCAACTGAGGAACAGCGGCTAATCAAAGAGGCAATTAGGATACTCGATCTTTCGGAAGGCGCTCACCGTAGAGCAACAGCAAAAGGAAAAGAGGCATTCAAAGATGCTTGCTGGAAACTTACGCCAGAGGCGCGAGTGTTCATCGGAAGGCTGTACGACTTTGGCAAAGAGTTCCATGACACCGATGATAAAGTTTTGTCCTACTGGGAGGAAAACAAAATCAACGTGGTTGAGGCCGGGATGCACATGGTTCCGCATCTTATCCATGATCCGATGGTGGAGATTTACATCGTCAGGGCGTTGGGAATTTTACAGGCCGAAGGCGTCCTTCACAACACGGGGGTAACTAAGTCATGACAACACAAACCACCAAAACAGCGATCATCAAAACCGAATGTGTATTTCCACCTATATCTATTAGGGATTTGGACTGGGAAGCAACAAAGGACGGATACGAGCCGGGCGATCCACTGGGCCGAGGTTCAACCGAAAAACGCGCCATCAAAGACTTGGCCGAGCAGTATGCCGATAAAACCGGATGTTGTGAAACATGCGGCGAGGATGAATTTAGCCCAAACATTGAAGCCTTCGAGATCAGTGGAAAAATAGTTTGCGATGAGTGCGCCGACGAGATTTTCGAGGATAACAGCCAATTCGGAGTTGGCGCTTAACCCCAACAGCAAAAGGACACCCTATGCGTAAATTCCTCAACAAATGCCTCTGGATCACAATGCCCCCGGCATTCGCCATCGTACTGGCTTTTGCCTGTAACTGCGCCCTCAAAAGTGACGGGTTTTATATAGGCAATCCTCGCATTACCGTGGTCTATGAGTACGATCACCGTGCTTTCGATGCCGCCACGCAAGTCGCCAGCAACCGGCTTCCTGTGCCGATGAGGGGGAAGCCATGACCCAAACCACCAAAATAATGAAACTCACGAAAAAGCAAGAAGCTCGGTTTCCCGAGTTCGTGGATAAATGGATCAAGATCGGCCTTTCCACTGAACCAGCTAATCGGGAGAAGTCAGAAAAGGCTATTCGCGGTCTATATGGCTTGGCAAAACTGAAAGAACCTAAAGTTATCTGGATTCCGTGTCCTCTAAGCGGTGCAATGAGTGCCGTTCTTTATGCCTATATCCGAAATGGGAAAGTGAAACCGAAAAAAGACGCGGTTGACAACGCGGTTTACAGCGCGGTTGAAAGAGCGGTTGACAACGCGGTTTACAGCGCGGTTGAAAGAGCGGTTGACAACGCGGTTTACAGCGCGGTTGGCAGAGCGGTTAACAGCGCGGTTGACAACGCGGTTTACGGCGCGGTTGGCAGAGCGGTTGACAACGCGGTTCACGGCGCGGTTGGCAGAGCGGTTAACAGCGCG